AATACAAAGCGCCCATCATCGGTCTTTTTATAACCACCAGAGGTTGTAACGGTTCCGGTATATACGGTCATTGGATAGCAATATTGTGTGACCGGAATATTGTTGAAATATGCATAGAGCGTTGTGCGTGGCTTCATACCACTAGCTTTGAAGAACACTGGGATTGCTTGAATGTACGAAAGTGTGCTTACATTTGTGACATAATTGCCATTTGTGACCAAGCTCTGGGTATTCTGAACTTGTATATCACGCCCATAATTCTGAGACTGCTGAACATTTGTGGTCACCACTTGATTAGAAAATGATGAAGAGGTAAGAGCAGATTGTTGAGCAGGGGTTAGAGTATTAGTCCAATTGCTCCATTGTGATCCATAAACAGCAGAGATATATCTCTGCATATTTACCCAATTGGAAGAAAGATCCAAATCACCAATAACATCTGGTGCCTTGGTAATATCCACGCTGATAGCACCAGGAGGATCCAAAGTCATAGTGCCACTGAAGTGATATTGATTGCCGAGTGCTGGATTTACTGGTTTTGAAGCAAAATTCTGGCTTTGATTTACAACTGAAGTGTACTCAAGTGTAATAATATCACCAGTCTTTGTGGTATTTGTTGACAACGAATCATCATAATACAGATTCACAAAACCTTGAGAGAATAGCGGTCTTGCTTCACCTCTGGTAGAATCAATTGCAATACGATATAATGGATTATTGGTATTGCCGATAGTATGATCTTTGAATGGATCAACTAGAATACCGTTCTTGAAACGATTTAGACCAGTTGTGCTTGATCTTACAAGAAGTGCACTAGCGCCTTGCTCTACAAGTGAGAGTGAAGTATAGTATTCTAGACGATCAATTCTATTGGCAAGCTTGCCAATATCACTCATTGTATAGCGTTTGATTTGTTGAATAGACGACTGCACGGCATAATCATAACGACTAGCAGCTGCAGCATCAGCAGGAGTCAATGTAGGATAGGCAGGAACATCTACAATACCAATAGTCATGGTATCTGGCACTTCAAGAGGTGCTATAGGTCTTTGAGCAGAAATACCTTCGGTCACTAAAATATCACCACCGGTGGTGAGAGATACTCTGTCTTTTCTAGGTAGATAGTATTGAATTGTTGACTGATAAGGTAAATCTGGTGAAGGTAGATAAGAACCATTCACAGGATCAACCGCAAATATAGTTGCGGCTGCGGTGGCAGGATTTACAGTTGCAGCAGTATTTGAGATGGCATTTGCAACGGCAGTATTTGTAGCATATGGTCTGAAATCTAGTGAATCTCTGAGATCATATGTTTTACCGGTCACAACAGAATTGTAAACTGGAATTGTTGCAGTAGTGATGGTTTGGGTATTTGCAGTATTGACATCATCAATTGGGTATGAATTTGCTGTGAAGAAACCTTTACCCTGAGTGATATCTTGTGTAAAGTTGTCAACAACAACAAGTAGCCACTGATTATTTGCCAATGGTTTCTTGGATGAAATATAGCCTAGACCATAATATGAATCTTTTTGACCATTGTCTAGATCAAAGTCAATAAGCATATCTGGATTTGTATTTGCTTTTGTTGTGCCAACATAAACATGTTTTAATTTATAAACGTCTGGGATACCCAAGCACCATGGACCAGTAGTACCACCGGCATTATTACCTGTATAGATAGCAATATGAGTATCTCTTTGAATAACCTTGCCGATTGGTTTGGTTTCTGAGCGCTTTACATCATAATACACGGTGCATTGCATTGTGGCATTAATGTTGTGATTTAGTGTAAGAGTGGCAGAATTACCAGAAATGGAGATAGTTCTACCACTAGTGCCGAAATTAATTGGAACGCCAGCTGGGAATTCCTTATAGTAAGCCTTACCAGAACCAGTTGCAGAGAATACAGAGTCAACAACAATTAGAGTATTATTGACAATAGAATTAATTCTTCTTGTTTCAGTATTAGCATTGATATATTCACCGACAACGAAGTCTGTGGCAAATGTAGTGCTTGTGCCCACAACGTTGGCACTTGTTGAGGATATTGCAACAGTACCAGAAAGATTTGCAGATGAAATTCTAGTCTGTGTTGGAATTATAACAAATGATTCTTCCGCAACAGATGATAGTGATCCTTGATAGTAAAAACTTTCTGAACCGGTGCCTGCTGTAGTGACAGAAATTGTCATACTACCAGAGGTATTGAACTGTTGATTCGAACTATTTCTATAGATATACTGAACATTAGCAAATCCATCGGACTTAATGGCCTTTTGACCAAAAGGATGGATCATGATTTCGTTTGCATTATCTTGAATGGTTGCAGTATAGGCTTGCAAGGTTCCATTGTAATCAAGAACCAAGTCTGCCATGGCTTTGACACCAGAACTATAACGAATCACACTTCGAACATCAGAGAAATTGAAGCCTGAGTTCATTGAAATATTGAATAGATATAGTCTGTACTTACCACGTGGTGTTCCGGGAGTGCCATCATCATATGCAAAACCACGAACTGATGCAGTACCAATCTTAGATGTAGAAGAATAACCAGTGCTTAGGAATGTTCTATTTGAAATTGAGGTCTTAGCAATTGAATGTAATTCTACTTGATCAATCAGATCATTATTGAAATCACCACAATATTCATCAACGTTAATATAGTAACCAAAGTTTGCAGTAATTTGTTGTGCTGCAATGGTTGAGGTGTTTAGCCCCTTTCTAATGTCAGTGACATTCTTATTGAGAAATTCTACTCTATTTCCCTTGACATAACCAATACCTGGTGAACTTACCAGATTTAGATATGAGGTATTATTTGCATCGGTAGAACTTTTATTCTCTACGGTAAGAATAAATGGATTGATAACATAATCACCATTTGTTTCATATGTTCTTCTAGCTAATTCCTTACCTAGTGCAGAATATTGTGGATCTGTACGAATTGTTACAGGTAGACCACTCTTGAAGTCAACTAGAGAGAAGAATGTTGCGGTATTTGAAATATCGGAAGCAGCTCTAATGGAAAGATAAGGAACAAGTTTCAGACGATGGGCGCCAGGTGCATCTTCATTTGGTGAACCAGCAGCATTATCAACAAGACTTGGGTCTGTTTCGGCTGTGATAATATCTTGTTCTAGATCAAATCCTACAGACACATCACTAGGGATATTGTTGTATTTTGAAATAACAAGAGTTTGTGGTGCTACTCTGACAAAGAATCCATTCTTGAAGATCACACCTTCTGATGTTGTCATAGCATAACCACGACCAGTAGAATTGGTGGTATTTGCTACGGTTGCATTTGCAATCGCTACATTTGCAGAGGAAAATATCTCAAGCACATCATTATTTGAATATTCAGATTTAATGGATCCATTTGAATATACGTATGAGTTTAAATACTTAAGATAAAGTGTATTATAGTTTGGTGTAAGTGCTTCCAAACCTGCAGCTGTATTTACTATGATTGCTTCCAGATAGCTACTGCTATTACCAGAACGCACATATGATCCGATTAAATCACTAATGGATTCAATGACAGATCCGTTTGCAAATCTATCTTGAATCTTTACATAGAAGTAATTATTATCAAATGTAAATGAGCAACCTTCAACAACCGATCCATCTTTATAAATGGAACGACCGAATTTATCTAGCTGGTCTTGTAATATACTCTGTGTTTGATTTAGTTCTCTGGTTTGAACAGCAGTGGAAGGACGATAAAGAACTCTATAAAAATTCTTTTCTTCGTCAAAATCATCGAAATATGGCTTACGGGAAAGATCTATTTGAAGTGTCATTTAATCCTCTAGAACTTTATAACAATTTTAAATTGTTCTTGTGAGTCTGGTGTTTTAGTAATAGGTGCTACGTTTTCAAGATACATGACTTCTCCGCTATTTTTCACCAGTTGTGGATATGTAATCAATGAACTATCAGTTGCTTGCCCACGTGCTGCAGAATTACTTCCCACGATATCAACTGAACTTGCGGTAAATGCACTTGTTCCGTAAACACCTGAAAGAAGTAGAACAGGATAAACAGCGGTGACTTGTGCATTAGCCCCTAAGTTATTATTTATATAATTCCCCACAGCGAATGAAAGGTTATTAGAAACGCCGGTAAGCTTTAGATAAGTTGAATTTGCAAAGACTACATAACCATTTGCACCAGAAGTAATATCCACCACTTGTTGTCCATTGGCAAAAGACCCTGTAACTCCACTGATCAACAGATCTTTTTCATAAACGGATGACATTAGATAACCAACTGCATTACCTTGACTTACAACTTCACCACTTTGAAAGCTTCCAGTGTTTGAATTAATAGTCAATCTAAGAGTCTGATTGAAATATCTACCATAGTTTGTAGAAGCATTCTTTTGACCATTTGAGGTATATATCGCCGTTACATTTGCATATGCATTTGATGATGCTTGGCTAATAGTTGCATTTGTGGAAAGTCTACCAGCAACTTCATTTAGTCTAAGTCTAGTATTTGTAATTACGGTTTTTACATTACCAGTAATTGTGTCCTGAGTAAATGTTGAATTAGCAACAAATGCCGCATTTGCAAATGACACTGGAGTTGAAAATACACCCGATGAAATACCATAGAGTCTATTTGCGGTATTGCTCGTAGTGGAGAAAGTACCACGGACATTCTTTAATTCAAGATAAGTGCTATTAGAATATGCCACCACACCAGTTGCATTTGTGTAAAGATTGGCAGAACCAGTGCTTATGCTTGCATTTGCATTGATTACAACTTCATTTACAGTATAAGAGCCTGAAGCACCGGTAATTGTAAATTTAACACGATCAAATGAATCCAAATCCACAATAACATCTTGGAATGTTGGATTGACTAGAATGCCAACTGTTCTGTAAGATCCATGGGAAGGATAAGAGAATGAATCATTTTCAAGTGTGTCAAATTTAGTATAGATACCAACATATTTACCACCCAGTTCTTCAACCGCATCAAAGCCATGCCCTTTTACTGGTGCAATGGATGGCGTTGCAAGTGCACCGGATCCACCAGATCCAGATCCATCGGTGACAATTACACTAGCATTGGTATAGGCGGAACCTGGATTCACCATTACAAATCGTTGAATAGTATTTGCACTACCAGAAGCGGTGTTTACAACCGCATAGGCTTGAGCGCCAGTGCCGTCACCAGTAATAGTAACTCTTGGACTAATCACAAATTCAGTAAGACTATTTGGAATAGCAGAGATAGCAGTTGCAACTGCATTACCAGAACCATTACCACTGAATACAATTTTCTGCCCTGCTTCAAATATACCTACTGGATTTGAAATTACTATATTTGGACTTGATACGGCAAGATCAATATAATGTCTCTGTAGAGAAGACATACCAAAGATGTAATTGCCTAGAGCCCAAGTCCCTGAAACGCCACCAAGAATAACCTGTGAAGAGTTTGCATATGCAACAACACCGATTGGACCTTGAGCAACATTTGAAGAATCAACCATTTTGACTGATTCACCAATAATAAGAGTTTTGCCTGGCAGTGAAGCAGCGCTTACATTGAGTCTTACAGAGTTTAGATTTACATTGCTCACAGTACCAGTTGCAGTTGTAGGTGAAACATTTGCAGGCATAATAATATTTGTGAGTGAATAGTGCACATCAGCAATTGTTGTGGTATCAAATCCACTCTCAGCTGCAGCTGTTGTTGTACCAACAGATGTTATTCTTCTGACGTTATTATTTGCATTTGTTCCAACTCTGATATAATCATTTATAGCATAGCTGCTTGAAAGTGGTGCATATAGTATATGACCAGATTCTGATGTGGCAGAAGCAGTGATATTACATGCAGTGCCACCAGCAGTTGCGGATAGCTTTATATGAGTGGCATTTGAACCAACAATGAAATAATATGTATTGGCAGTCAATCCTGATACTGTGGTATTACCCGATGCCACTTGATAGTAGACATAGTCTCCATCAATGAAATATTGATTTGCACCTAAACTAATGGAATCCGCAGTGCTATTGACTGAAGAGTTGGCATTAAAAGTAGCCTGGAAAGCTGTTACGGTATTTGAACCTGCAGTTGTGGAGACTCTGCTTGGCTTTAATGTTCCATCATTATTTGTATTGCGAATTGGAAATGCGGTAGAGAAGTTGACCGCAAGGTTATTTCTAATTACTCTTAGTGTGGTGCCATTATAAGATGCCACTGTGCCTGTCACGCCGTTATTCACCTGCACAACAACATCACCGACACTAAAATATCCCTTGGCATAAAGTGGATTTATGCTATCAATAGTTTGAGTTGCTATTTGAGTAGCTTGAATTGTCCCTTGAGTGTCGGAAAGATCTATTTTAGCATAGGTATCAAATGGTTCACTGACTGTTACAAGTCTAGTAGCACCTGCGTAACTATTAATGGTTCTTATTTGACCAGCACCATATCCAGACTTCAAATAGATGCTAGCACCACTATAGAAGTCATTTACAGTTGAAGTTGTGGTATTGGAAATTGTAGCCGTATTTGGTAATTGAATCTCAGATGAACTTACGTAATTGAAAATATATCCATTCTGGTACGTGTTGTAATTTAGACCTGCATTGGAAACAAAAATGGTATCAATTGTGCCACCGACGGCATTGGATGACACAGAGGTATTTGTTGCAACAGGGATATAATCTGCTGATGTAAATTTGGTATTTGAGGTAGGATCAACGCTATACATGTACTTCCAAATATACCCATCACCGGTCTGGAATGTTCCTAATGTGGAGATAAGAGAAGGCTTTACGGTTGAATATCCATTTGAGGAATTATCAATAACTTTATAAACCTCATAACTATCTGTCATGACATAGAACTGCTTAGCAAATAGCGCAGAATCATTTCTATCATATTTTGCATAGACAGTATTATTTGTCCAATCATATCTTGGTATTACATGTGAAACATCTGTGTTCCCTATGAGCTTACCAATGACAAGATCGTTATAAATTGATTGCTCTACTTGATTTACCGAATCGTTTGCAGCAGGCGCAGTAGGTTCAGTACTCCATGGTGCGGGATGCCCCATGAAAGTATAGTAAGTATTTTTATTGTTTTTAACATCGTCGATGAATGAATTTGCTACATCAACTGAGTGCTTGGTGGTGAGAATCGCCATTACTATGCCTATTTTAAGAAGTTAAAGCAATAATTTCTGTATTTGATTTTGTTTTATTATAGAATTTTACTTGTCGGAAGTGCCCATTAAACTGACTTGATCCATCCCAGAGAGCACCAATGTACATACGGTTATATGTATTAAATCGTGATCCAATTGTACCGGTGCCATCGCCAACAATTACACCATTTAAACCAGTTTTAATTGTATTGCTAGTCCATGCAGCGGCAATTTTATTTCTTCCTGGTAGAAGTGTTGTGGTATTACCTGCAGCTGTGGCAACACCAATAGACCAAAAGTATGTTGTCGAAGCATTTGAATAGCTAAAGTATGAAGAATTTGCAAAGGCATTATTATTGCTAATGCCAAATACACCAAAATTGGAGGATGTTACTGGTGGAAATACTGCATCAATATAGACTGCACCAGCTCTAGATATCTCATTATATATGCTAGAGAAACTGGTTGAATTGACTGTAAGAACATCACCTGCTCTTGTTGCAGTTGCAGTTGTGGTTCTGATGACACTACTCATGGAAGTACCTAGCTCCATCTGAGGCATGCCAATTCTCAATGTAAGATCAACATAGACACCAGAAGAGAAATTCAAATATAGAGCAGGATAAACACCGGTTGTTCCAGTTGGTGAAAGCCCTGTGTGTGAAATTCTTGTAAATGTAGAGGTAGGAGTAAATGCGCCATCTGCATCTGTGCCACCTGACCATCTTATATTGATATTGCAACTGGTTATATTTGTGAGTGATCCAGAGAGCAATGAAATCCAGAAAGATTCTGTCCAACGCTGTGCTGCAGTTGTAGCAATAACAGAACCGTCAAATGCCAACACATAAAAAGTGGTGGTTGAGGTTCCAACTATTCTTAGATCAATGTAATCAATACCGTTTACAACACCAGTCCCCACAACTCTTGTTGCCAAACCACTTGAAGCAAATATACTCCAATTAGTTGGAAGTGCATTTGTGGTGGTATTTGCGCCAGTCATGCTATTATTTCTGATTGAATTAGTTCTCTGAGATTCAATCAGAAGCCCACGGAATGATCCATTAGAATAATATTCATATCTAGGTGTATTAGCACTTGCCACTGACATATTACCATTAGCATCTAGATAATACCCATTGGATGTTCTAGTGAAAATAGCAAGTGAATTGATAGTCTGTGTGGTGAAATCTAGATTCAGGACTGGATTGTCTGTGACAAATGTTTGGGTATTTGATGCATATTCAAAGGTACTCTCGGATGACTGAAAATCCTTGAGTTGATATTTACCGTATAGAGCAAGACCAGATTGATGGACGATATCACGAACAAATGTATCATAAGTCTCAAGCATTCTTGGGGCAAGAATCTGATATGAATATTGCTGATAGAATTTGCTGTCTTGAAGATAGTTTATATCGGAGATAAAGCTCTTGCTATTTCTCCATCTGCCCATACCTTTACCAGTTGAATCGACAACGGTAATGATTGAAATGGAATTATTTGTGGTATCACTTTGTGCTGTTATACTTTCACCATCAATATACCCATATCCAGATGAAATAACTTCGGCTCCGGTGACAACTCCATTGGCAAATGATGTATAACCTTTAACGATTGCATTATTACCTTTGAAACCACCTCTCCCATCTGGAATAAAATAAGCATAAACTTCAGGTTGAGTCACCGTGACTGTAGGATTCTCAACGTAGTTTGAGCCTGGATTTTGTTCTGAGAGGAATGCAATAGTGCCAATTTCAACTTCTTGAAAGTTCAGTACTTGCCCAATAACAGAATCTAGATTATCCAATGCTGACACCGAATTAGCAAAAGTCCAATCGGTATTTCTTGTTACGGAGGTAATAGATGCATTTACATTTGTGGTACCTGTGGTGAAAACATCTCGCACAGTGCCAGTTGTGATGAAATATCCATTGACTGTATTTGCTATAATTGCGGTTGAATTACTGGATACTATTACAGCATTACCAGTCACGGCTGTTTTAGGCCAGACGGTATTAAGACTTACAAATGCATTCTGTGCTGCATTGCCGACAATAGCACCAGCAACTATATTTGCATTATTCAAATCTGAATCAGTTGTGGAAGTAAACCAAACCAATGATCCTTCAGATCTATATGCATAGAGATTTATACCCAAAGTGGTATTGGAAACATATGTTCCATTGGCAATCTTATTCAGGGTTGTAGATGTAACATCTGCTACAATGACATTTGAGCTCGAAGTGATTAAATTTCCAGTGGCAGAGAATGCGGCCGCATTTCCGGAAATGCCAAGCGTCATGCCTGCAGTATTTGATTCTAGACTTGTGTTACTATATGTTGGAATAAGATCGGTATTGATATAGATAAGCTCTTTATCTATTAGACCACCAACTTTAAATGTGGCACCAGCACCACCGCCACCACTCACTACCACATTTGCATTTAGAGTATAACCAGAACCACCATCAATAATAGCAAATGAAACTTTACCACTTGTATCATTACCGATTCTAAGTACTTTTAGTTTACCTTCTGATCCGGATCCATCTTGAATGCTTAGAGTATCACCAACACTAAAACCAGTCCCGCCATCTTCAATAATGACAGAACTTAAGGAACCGGTAATAAATGGTCCATTGGTATCTGTGTAGACTAGAGAATAGGATGCTTTATCGGCATCTGATAGCTGAGAATATGCATAATTGTCAATAAAAGCACCAGATGTTCCAATGTAAAGATCATCACATACTATTCTAGATCCGGTATTAAATTCACCATTGATTGCAATTAAAAACAAAATGTTTATTTCTTTGCCGTTTCGAACGACGTTTGCAAAATTGTCCACAACAGCAGAGTTTGTTTCACCTACTGATGATATTCTTTTGCCAATAAGATTCTTTAAATATGGGGATCCAGTGACTTCAATATATCTAGGAACAAACCATTCATTATCTGATGCTTTAAAAATATAATCATTTGGAATATAGAACTCAATATCCTCATTGAATAGGATTCTGAATAATAGATTATATGCTCTAGGTGTACCTTTGGATCTATACAAATCCAAAATGTGTTTCATCAGTAAACGCTTATCACCCAGAATGGAATCAGGGAGCAATGAAACGTATTGGGATTTAAAGTGGTTTATGAACTCTGCTGATGTGCTGTCAATGTCTAGATTATCAAATAGAGATCTAGATTGTTCTATGAAGTTGCCACTTTGCTCTGCCCATTCATAATAGGCTTTTACAAATGCTATAAAATTAGGTCCCTGATCTTTATAGAAAGCAGGGAATTGGTTAGCAATAAGTGGCGATATATATTTGTCAATATACATTATTGATTATTCTTCTCTAGCAATAACATTTATTCCATATTCCACATCAATAGTGAGCAGATCATTTCTACCAGCTTTTATGTTTTCAGCAATAGGTGTAGCGTAAAATTCAACTCCAAGATTCCCATTGAATGAATTTATAGTTATGAGATTCAAATCAATATGACCAATTTCGTAGTCGATTGTTCCAGCCACAGTATAGGTTTGTTGACCTACTGAAGTGATGTCGCAAAGGTACATGTTCTTAGAACTATTTATTATGGTAGTTCCATTTGCATTTTGCACTATTGAGAGTGTATTGTTATTTGGATTATAGTCAGTATATCTATAAGTTCTGTCACCAGATGAAAATTCACTGCTGATTACGGTGCCAGGAATAATCTTATTATTATATTCAATTGCAATATAAGCTGGCTTGTCTATACCTATTGATGAAATTTTCTTCAACTGAATCTTGGTCTCATTTGAACTTATTGCAGTATAAGAATTGTCAATCATTGTTGTAAAATCAGATAGCAGAAATTCAATATTGAAATCAAGCAGACTATTCACATTGTAAGTTTCAATAGCAGACTTCACAATTGAAGCAATATCAGTCGGTGTGAGTGAAGTTAACTTTTTGTCATAATTGACATTTGAATTGATAACAAGATATAGAGTTTCTGGATCAATTACATATGGAGTGATCCCCAGCACTGTTCTATCCTTAAGATATTTTTCAATGTCCGACTTTTCATTTGTGGTGAGTGTAACACCAGAATATGTAACAGGTACCACATAGACTCTACCATAGCGCACCGAATCCTTCACATCTTCACCGCCATATATGTTTACGGCTTTTATATTTGTGAATTGGTTTAGTAGAAGTGCTTTGAAGTCATTGGTTGTAATGGCTCTTTCTTGAGTTTCATAATGTCTTGGTGCATTATAGCGAATAGAATCAATTGATTCTCTTTCAGCGCCACCATAAGCAGCAGAAGATACTATAGTTGGAACAACCGCAGTCCCCAAACCATTGACTGCACCCAAATTATCATCCAAAACAAAATTTGTGGATCCATTACCATCAGTACCATTTGTGACTCTATATTGTGCTCTGATAATAGAACTATCCATAGGTCTTTTACCTAGAATACCGTCACCAAATACTACTTCATACTTGTTATTTTCGGCACTTTGAATGAAGAATACAGTTGAATTTGCGGTCAGATCAAATAGACTTACAGCGGAAGTATATTCGGTGAAAGTGATTCCATTATCCTCACTTACAGTTATAGTAAGACTATCTGTGTCTATCTGTGGATTTGAAAGAAGGAATCGTTGTCTTTCAACTGAATAGTCCATAATATATGCTTCGGTGAGAAAGCGACCTTCATATATCGGATAATCAGTTGTGGTAAAATATCCACCACTTGGATATAGGATGACTGCTTGATTTGATACATATGAATATGTGCTATTTGAGTTCTGCCCAGAGAATCTAGTCCCTGTAGGTATAACAAATGTTTGCAATCCTGACTGTGGGAATTGTAGATTTAGTTTTGCAATGGATGATTTTCTAGATCTTGGTGTATAGTTTAACTCTTTTGCTTTTGAAACAACTGAATCTCTGATCTGTGCAGAATCAAGAAAAGACTCTGCTGCAACCATGTTTAGATAAAAAGCATTCTTATATGTATTATATGCTAGAATATCAAGTAGTACTGACATATTAGAACCATCAAAATCATAATCCTTAAATCTATCTTGAGACTTAAGATATGTTTTGAGTGATGTTTTTATTGTGTCGAAGTCTAGTGATACAAGTGAAATGGAAGTGTTTTGCATCTGATTATCTTACTCTTCTAAGAACCACATCTAGTGATTGAATTTGATTAGTGCTTATTATTGCAAATACCACATTTATTATAACAGAATCATTTGCCTGATCTGAAAATACTTCGACCTGAAGCAAAGTGACTCTTGATTCATTTTGTCTAACTGTAGTTTCAATGTGATATCTAATATCTTCGGCAGCTATAATATCGTTTGGTTCAAATAAGGATCTCTGAATATTGGATCCAATATTTGGTTGAAACAATCTTTCACCATAATTTGTCAATATAAGATTTCGTAATGCTTGCTTTATGGACTGATCATTACGAAGTCTTGCTAACTCTTTGGTGACAGGATGTTTTGAAAAATCTGTGAAAAAGTCTGAAAAGATATCAGGGGTTTTTGTTATTTGTGTTATATTATCTGCTCTTAATGACATTTAACTTATCCTGCAAAGGTGTTTGGAGAGCCGCCAGTACCATAATCACCACATGAAGCCATATCACCTGCTCTACAAAGCCCAAGTCCGTTGACAAATACTTTGGAAGAACCGGTTATCATATATGAAACACCATGATCACCGTGAGAATTTACTGTATCACCAATTCGCACTACAGAAGCCCCATTAACAAAAACATTTGGCGAACCTGTAACAATCAATCCACCAGCAAAATCTATATTTTTTCTTAGTATGTTTGACATATTTATTTAATCATTAAGACGGATTTGTTGACCACTAGCATTGATAATACCTGCTGCTGTTATGGTAATATTACCAGCGGATGTTGTAAGAACTATTTCTTCGGCATCAACCACAAATCTTTTACACTTAAATCGAACGGTTCCATCTGCTTGCATTTCAATTCCACCACCGGCTTTGGTGAACCAGTCTTGGGATAGACCATCAACTTTTACGCCTTCAACCGTTTCTACTCTGTCACCAAGTATGCTAGATTCTAAACTACCTTCTATTCTAGATGTTCTTTTACCACCAACAACTTCACCATGATCATTTAAAATTGTTTCTTGATATGATTGTGCAACTGTTAGAACGCCATCGCCACCAATGGTGTTATATCTATTCCCTGAAACTATTTCTTCCATGGAATTTTCAACTGTGGTTTTGAGAGCACCTGCAATAATAACATCTTTATGCCCGTCGATGGTTTCGGTGAAGCCATCTTTATAATAAAAATATGCTTTATCAACAACTACTTGATTGAGCTTTCCGGTTTCATTTATTTCAATAAATGTTCCCTTCGTGTGTGCTAATCGTAGACTTTCCATACCAGGTGCATCATTGATATAAAACTCATGCCCCGATCTAGTAATTGTTGCTTGGTTATAAGGATATTCCGTATTAAACGAAGAATCCGGATTTCTTGTATTATAATTTACGTCTGACATTATGAAACTACCTGTGCTGCTCTTTGACCAATACCTACTCTAATTTCCCTAAGTCGACTTGCTAACAATGCTTGCCCTTGTGCAAAATTGTCAAGGGCTTTCTCTACAAGTGAACCTTGAAGAACGGTCCCTCTTAATGCAGGTCTTATATTCTGTGAAATATTTACAAATAGTGCTGCACCGACCAATCCAGCCAGCACTGGTGAAATACCTCTAGCTAATGATTGAACGTTTTGCCCAAGATATGCTGCAGCAGCAAATGTTTGAGCAAAGCCAGTTGCACCTATTAGAGCTTGAACCAATACAGATGGGTCAAACCTACCACTTAAAAGTGATGCTGAAATAGCAGAAGTAAAATAATCCTCAACTGCAAACTGCATATGTTGTGATACCGACACGTAATCTGGGGTCTGTGATCTTACGTAAACAGCTGCTCCCGATACTGGATCAACATATGTAATATAACCTGGAAATGGATTTTGTTGTGCAACGCCATCATAATATCTTCTTACGTAATCTGACGGTGGTGCAGAAACTACCAGTGATGCAATGGGTCTAGGGCTATCTGGCGTCAATACCGCAATTGCTGGTCTTGTAACAATATTATCAAATAGATTTGCTGCTACTTGACTTGAAACTTGCATAGCAGTTTGGACACCACCCAAAACAAAACCTGTGATACTATTTAAACCATTTAGTGCTTGGGAAAATGCTAAATTACCAACGTCAAATAAACCTTGATTAATAAGATTGACACCACAGATCTGAATATTTAATGCATTAAACAAGTCTTGGATTTGTTGAATTTGACCTGCAACTTCATTAATTGTTTGTAATACTTTAAATACACCTAATCTCTGTGCAAGGTTTAGAATAGCATTTTGTATTGCGGCAACAATTATATTTCGAATGACCGATGCTGCTGCAGAAACTAAACTTGTTGTGAATGCCAATAGATCCTTAAGACTTATCATATTTAAAAGTAAGCAAGGAAATATAGAACCAATTGAAAGTGGGTTTACAGATCTAGAAATATCTAGAACATCTCTCCTATCTCTTGGATTTGCAAATCCAATACTTGGTGTACTTTGATGGCGCATCCCAGCCTGGACTGCATATGTAATACGAATCCCATCATTATTTCTAATGCTTGCAATAGATTGACGCCCGGCATCAATATCAGATATTCTATATCTTGGTTGAGTGGATCCAACTTGTGCATATGGATTAAAAGGGTGAGGAGTAGATGCCTGTGCAGGTGAGGGAATACTGCCATATGACCAATCAATCTTTGGCGCACCGTTCTCAAATTCACCTGGGATCGGATCACCCGACTTACCAATAGAACCAAGAACCACAGGATATTGATGATCTTCATCAGCCCATAATCCGATAACTTTAGTACCCTTTACGGCGCCAACTGGTGCTGTACCGATCTTCCCAATTGCAGCAGATGATACCGATTGCACTACAAGAGCCCATGGTAATGCAGAATCCGGAATATTAACAACATCATCATGACGACCAAAAATTCGAACTTTTAGTCGACCTGCTTCATGTGGATCCATAACGTCAACAACAGTGCCGACCCACCAAGAAATTGTTTCACCTAAATTACGTTCTGTCATGCTTCATTACTTTCATAGTTTACCTTGATGCACTCTATTATACATGTATATCTTGGTCTTTCCACAAGCATACCAATTCTGTGGTGGATTCTGGTAATGAGAAACTTACCAGACATTTCAGAATCATCTTGTACTGGCGCCGTAAGAGCTGTCCTTGATGGAATTTTACAATCTATGGTTTGCCCAGGTGCTAGAATAGTATCACCTGGAACTCTAAGTTTCATTGAATTTTGTATAAGAGAAGCCATATAAGATTCAATTGATGGGGTCGTTTCTGAAATTTTAGTAACAGATCTTTGTGAAATATCGACTGGAATAACTGATTGTGGTGGATTACGAACCCCATCAAAAAATTCATTGAAAAATGTTTGAGTCATCTTTGGATCATTACCAGTAGTGTCTATAATATTTTTTTTCTCTTCCTGAGTAGTAAAATTTAATTGTGCTACTGCTCTAGGACCACCATATCTGATTTTATTGATAGATGATATTTGATTTGGAACCGTATATGCTATAATATTATTATCTGGTATTATATTGAAGATATCAGTATTGATGGCATCAGATTGCTGGAATGTCTTTACAGTATTTGCTGCAAACATTTTTTCAAATGTCAGAAATTTAAATACCTGCTGGTTATTTTCTCTAGTCTCAAAATATACATAAACGGAAGATTTATTTTCTCTTGAAATGGATCTTCTTTTAATAGTTTTTATTGCTTGATATGGTGTATGACTTGGAATTAGAATATTCTGTGGGATTGCAGTTGGTTCAATATCCAATAATGGTTTGGTACTTTTAAGATAATTTGTGTGGATATCCTTGATCATTTCTGAGCAAAGAACATTATAAGACTTCTGAATCAAATTTGTCTTTGAGTGCATAA